CCTATTCCTCTATCAAGACAGATGTATGATTCTCAAAAAAGAGTAGGAGCTACAGCATTTGGAATTATGGGTGCTATGATGGGAATGCCTACATTAGGATTAACATTAGCATCTAACATTTATAACAAGCCTTATTCATCTTATGTTAATTTAAATAGATACAATACTTACTTTACACCAACAAGTGGTGGTGGTAGAGATGGTGGTAGTAATACAACAACTTCTACTACAGGAACTACAGCTACACCAGTAATTGAAGATTCAGCTAAAAAACAAGCATCTTTAACAGCAGCAAGAGTAAAAGAAATGGCTGCGGCTTCTAAAAGACAATTTTATAAAATATCTGGTAAAAGTATTACTGGAAAGATGAGTCCTGTATAATGCCTTATGTTCCTGTCTTTGAAGTAGAAGAAGAACAGTATGGAAGTCTAGATCCTAGAGTCCAATTATTCTTAAAGAAATATAAAGAAGCAGAATCAATCCACGATCATTGGAAAGATAAGTATGAAGAAGCATACGAATATACTATGCCTCAAAGAGAATCTTTTTATGAAGAAACGATTGGTGAAAGAAGAACTGATAAGATCTTTGATGAAACTGCTGTTGTAGGTATTCAAGAATTTGCATCAAGATTACAATCAGGAATGGTTCCAACTTATGGTCGTTGGGCTAATCTAGAAGCGGGAGTAGAAATCCCTGATGAAGTTAAACCAGAAATTAATGAACAGTTAGATGCTATTACTAATTACATTTTTGAAGTATTAAGTGGATCTAACTTTAATCAAGAAGTCCATGAAGCATTTATGGATCTTGCTATTGGTACTGCTGTCCTTCAAGTAGAAGAAGGAGATTCTATTAACCCTGTTAGATTTACTGCTGTCCCATTACCAAGAGTCATGTTGAACAATGGACCAGATCAAAAAGTAGATACTATTTTTAGAAAAAGAACAATGTCTTACAAACATTTACTAGTAGCTTATCCTAAAGCTGAATTAGGTGAAAGAACTTACAAGTGTATGGAAGATGAGCCTAACAAGAAATGTATTGTTGTTGAATGTGTTACTCGTCTTTATGACAAACCTAATGAAGAAAGATATCGTTACCAAGTTGTTTGCTTAAAAGAAAAAGAAATGATTTATGAGCAAGAACTAAAAGGGGAAGGATCTAACCCTTACATTGTTTTCCGTTGGAACAAAGCGTCAGGTGAAGTGTATGGTCGTGGACCAGTCTTTAATGCTATGGCTGCTATTAAGACTACTAACTTAACTGTCGAAATGATTTTACAAAATGCTCAAATGAATATCTCTGGTATCTACACTTATGAAGATGATGGTGTGATTAACCCAGAAAATATAAATCTCGTACCGGGAAGTCTAATCCCAATCGCTCCTAATAGTCGAGGATTACAGGCGTTACCACCCGCTGGTAGATTTGATGTTGCTCAGTTGATCTTACAAGACATGAGAAATAATATTAAAAAAGCTCTTTACATGGAAACCTTAGGTAGACCTGAAGGAACACCTATGTCAGCCACTGAAGTAGCTGAGAGAATGGCAGATCTATCTAGACAAATAGGTTCCTCTTTTGGAAGATTACAAGCTGAGTTTGTAACACCACTATTACAGAGAGTAATTAGATTATTAATTAAACAAGGAAAGATTGATATTCCTAAAGTAAACAATAGAAAAGTTAAAATTGTTGCTACTTCCCCATTATCTAAAGCTCAATACCAGCAAGATGTAGCAGATGTATTAAGATTTGCTGAAATTATTGGTACTACTTTTGGACCACAAGTATTGAATCTAGTAACTAAACAAGAAGAAATAGCTAGATATTTAGTAGAAAAAATGGGATTACCAGAGAAATTAATCCGAAATAAAGAAGAACAAGCCCAAGTAATTCAACAGTTGCAATCTCAAATGCAACAGGGTACAAATACGGATGTCATGGGAAACACTGGTCAGCCACAAGGCTGATATCAAACAATCACAAATAGATAACGATTTTGCTGTTGTGTTCGCAAGTGAACAAGGCAAAAAGGTTTTAGAATATCTTGAAAGTATTACTGTAAATGCTACAGTATCTCCACAAACACCAAGTAGTAATTTATGGCACTTGGAAGGACAAAGATATTTATTAAACTTAATTAAACTTAGAATCAAAAAAGGAAAAGCTAATAAATGAGTGAAGAACAAACACAAGATACGCAACAACAAGAACAAGATTTTGCAGTTGCGGAAGAAAACAAAGTAGAATCTTCTATACCAGAGTATGCTCCTGAAAAGTTTTGGGATAAAGACAAGAATGAACTCAATGTAGAAGAACTAGGAATGTCCTATAAAGCTTTAGAGAAAAAGCTAGGACAAAGAACTGATGTTCTCTATAAAGAATTAGAAGAAGATTATGCTAACAAGATGTCAGCAAAAGCACCAGAAGAATATGTTATTCCTGAATTGGAATTACCAGAAGGTGTTAATGTTGATATTAATACTGAAGAACCTATGCTTCAATGGTGGGCTGATACAGCAAGAAAAGCTGGATTATCTCAAGAACAGTTTGCTGAAGGTATTGAACAGTTTGTTAATAATGAGATTGCTGGACTACCAGATATTCAAGCTGAGAAAGAACTATTAGGAGATAATGCTGACCAAAGAATTGAATCAGCTAATTTGTGGGCTAAAAAGAATCTAACACCTGATTCTTATGATGCCATATCTCAATTTGCTGCTAGAGCAGATGGTGTAAAAGTTATTGAGGAATTGATGAATCTAACAAAAGAAGCACCTATTCCACAACATGAAACACAGATAGATGTAAAACCTTCTTTAGCAGACATAAGATCTATGATGAACGATCCAAGATATTATGAAGATGGTAGAAAAGATCCAGCATATATTGAAAAAGTTACACAGCTCTTTAACAAATACGCAACTTAATAATTGCCCAAGAGTTAAAGTTCTGTGGAGAGATGCTATTAGCTATGCTACATGGCAAGATCCAGAGGAAGTAAAGAAGTATAAACCAGCAGTAAACTGCACAGAAGGTAAGGTATTAGTAGATAATGATGATGTGATTATCTGCTTTATGACATGGAATGACACAGATATTGGTGATATCTGTGTTATCCCTAAAGAGAATGTCATTAAAATTGTGCGTTGATTTTTTCTTAAAAGTATGTAAGTCCTAGATAAAAGACCTCATTTGGCTTTAGGATATGCCTCTACTAGAGATAACATATCTCACCCAAAGAGATAATCTTAAGATAACAACATAACTCAAAGGAGAAAAAATGAGTGCTGCAATAAGTAATGCTTTTATTACTCAGTTTGAAGCTGAAGTACATATGGCATACCAAAGAAAAGGTTCTAAGCTCAAGAACCTTGTTCGTGTAGTTAATGGTGTATCTGGTGAATCTGTTAAGTTCCAAAAAGTAGGAACTGGTGAGGCGACTTCTAAAGCAAGACATGCTGAGGTTGTAGCAATGAATATTTCTCACACAAATGTTACAGCAACATTAGCAGATTTCTATGCATCTGACTATGTAGACAAATTAGACGAGCTAAAGACTAACATTGACGAAAGAGCAGTAATCGCAAATAACGCAGCTTACGCTCTTGGTAGAAAAACTGATAGCATTATCACTGACGCTATGGCATCTGCAACTACACTAGCTAATAACGCTGGTGCACAGGGTGGTACAGTATCAACAGATATGAATGTTGCGAAGTTCCAAGAGATGCAAGCATTATTTGGTACAAATGATGTGCCAGATGATAATCAGCGTTACTGGGCTATTGGTCCAAATCAATGGTCTGACTTATTAGCTGACGATCAGTGGTCAAGAATGGAATACATTGGATCTAACGAATTACCATTTGCTGGTATGAACTACACAGCAAAAAGATTCTTAGGATTCTTAACATTCGTACATTCTGGACTAGACACATCTGGTTCAACAGATAGACATACAATCGCATGGCACAAATCATCAATGGGCTTAGGCGTTGGATCTGAAGTAAGAACTGAAGTAAACTACATTCCTGAGAAGGTAGCTCACTTAATGACTTCTTACTTATCAATGGGTTCAATCCTAATTGACACTAATGGTATTAGAGTGCAGAAGTGCGCAGAGTAAGGAGATAAATTATGGCATATGAATCAAGTAATCCCCTAAAGAAGATTGCTCAAGGTGGTGCTGGTAATAACATCTGGTTTTACTCTGATGATGATACTATCACTGCAATAGCAACTTCAGGATATTTCAATTCTGCTTACAAAGAAGTAAGAGAGAATGATATTATTCTGTGTGTTGGTTCTAATGGTGGTTCTCAGACTGTAGATATCCTAGTGGTAACTTCTACAACTGGTGCAACTACTGTTACAGTAACTAACGGATCATAAGGGAATGGGGGGTTAATACCCCCCTTCTTATAGGAGTTTATTATGGCAATAGGAAAAACATTTAGTAAAGTAGCACAAAAAGCTGGCAAGTTTCTTAAAGATAAAGGTAAACAAGCTATTAAAGTATCAAAAAAAGTTAAATACAAAGCTCAACCAACAATAAAAAAAGCTAAAGACGTTACTACTAAAGCTGGTACAAAAATTAAATTAGGTGCAAAGAAGATATCTGAAAGTAAAACTGCAAAAACTACAGTAGCTAAAACAAAAGAAGGAATAGCAAAAGCTAAAGATATTGGATCAAAAACTAAAGATAAAATTGTAGCTAAGACACCAGAAAAAATTAAAAAACCTTTAACTAAAGTAGGTGCTGAATTAGCTGGTATTAAAGCTGGCACAACTGCTGTTGGAGAAATGTTAGGTAGAAAAGCTGGAACTTCTACTGGAAAGTTTATAGATAAAACTAAAAAAACTCTTGAAAAGAAGTTTGGTTCTGCTGTTGATGTTATGGATGAAGGAGCAAATGCTTCAGCAAACTTAATAGGTGGAGCTACTATGGCTGGTTCTAAGATTGGAAGTAAAGTAGGAAAAACTTTAGGTGCAATAGTAGGATCTCCAACAGCTAATATTTTAGGAGCTGGTGCATTAACAGCTTCTATTATGACATCTAATAATAATCCTAAATCTGATTATGAGATGAAAAGATCAGGTGATGGTTTCCAATTAAAGTTTAATGATGAAGGTAAAAATAAAATTTTAACTGGTAAAGCATTAAGTCAAAAGCAAGTAGATGAAGTAAGATCTATTATTGCTTATATGGAATCTATTATTGTATCTGATAATCCTAAAGCTAGACAAAAAGAGTTTATTGCCGCTATGGATCAATTATCAGGATATGGAGTTAATAGTGTTGTTGGTAAGAATCTAATGATTAACATGCCACAATCCTTTGCTAACCCTAGAAACTGGTAATGGCTGAGAAGTGGATTC